CGCGCTCTGTGGCCTTTCAGCTCAAGTAGCTACCGGCGGGTACAGTGATTGAGTACTGCTCATCTGGTAGAAACTGAAAGGTCGATGCCATGATCCAGATGTGGTTCGCACTACGTCGGACCACACAGCCTGGAGGGAATCGGAAGCGGTGTAAAGTGGAAATAACAGCAAGTTTGGTGTTGGGACGAACATACACATGGATATCACGTAAATTGAGTTGGTCAATTAAGAGATAAACGGGCTCGCGAACTGTACAAATGTGGTTCCGAATAGTCAGACCTTCCTCAAGTTCGAGGTTGTCAAACTCTAAGTCCACAGCTTTGTGAGTTCGCAAGTAGTGAGTGTTCAAGTCTGAGACGTCAACCTCCTTGGAGCAGTAAGAGCTGTCGTCGTCATCAGCGTCCAAATCTGGAACGACTTCCAGGGTTGAATGCTGAGTGATGATGCGCTCACTGACTACTTCGGGGAGGTCACTCGGCACCATTTCGGGCAAAACATTCTCGGGCAAATTATACAAAACAGAAACGAGGTGCGCGGTGGTGGCTGAGACAGGTGTAAATGACCCATCGGCCTCACGGCGCACGGTCGGCTTAGTTGAATAGCTGACCGTAGGTGGTTGGTCACTGTTGAAGGACGCAGGTGTAATAAGAAAGAGCGGGTTGGACCGCCTGTTTTCTTTAGACAGCCATGGCAAAAGGCTACTAACCACCGAACCCAGACTGGGTCCAAGGGCGTTGAAACCTACCATGTCTTATGATGTGCCACCCCTTCAACGGTCAGGGGGACAGTAAGCACAACCAGGGCCGCAGAGTTGGCGTTACCCCCGGCGATGGTGTAGTGGCCCACAGCGACGGGTGGGTAATCTACCAAAGTTCGGGGTTTGAGCAGCTCTGCGGTTTCGTTGCCGAATTGCAAAGGGGAACTTGAGGGTGGAACCAGAAGGGAGTGCTGAACACGGGTGGAACCTTGCAGCTGCACAACTTGGTCCTCTGTAACAGGCCAATCAGAATACTTGTCAGGGACGATGGCCAAAGTTACAGTGGTGGCAACTGTGGAGCTCACAGGACCCGAAACAGATAGCAACACAGGACCTGAAATGGTTACCTTTGCATGGGAATCAAAGTATTTGGAAATGCCGGGGGCTTCTGAAAGACGAAAGTGGAAATTGCCAGTAGTGCCGATAACACGATGGGTGGCCTTGGCCGTAATAGTACGGCCGACGAGCTCTGTAGTGTCACCTATTACACTAGTCATCGCGAAGTGCTCTTTCCAGTCGAGCAGCTCTTGATTGCGCTTGGCCTATCTGGTGGTTCAGTTCCACTCTCTCCCTAGAGATAGTGCAACGTCGGAGCCGGCGTTGGAGTTGTTCAATTTCCTCTCTAAGATTGTCTAGCTCGGCTTCGTCTGTGTCGTAGGCGGGTTCAGAGTCAGTGCTATGCTCGCGCACCAATAGGCGTCTCAAGGCAGCCAGTTGATGCTCACTGATAAAATGCCCCTGGACGTGGGAATTGATGGAAATTTTGGTTGTGGCAACCTGGTCTAAGATAGTGGATGCCATGGGAAAAGGCGCCTTGACCACGGTATTAATGTGGGACCGACTGTTCCTTTCAGCACGGACTTTCGCCGCACCGCTGCGCGTGCAGTCTGTACACAGCCTGGCTTACCAAGGCCAGACACGGGAGGGCTCTTGCGGCCAAGAGCCCCCGACGCGGGGTTATTTGGAGCGGAAACCCTCAGCTCGAGATTGGGGCGTGCAAAGATCATCGCCTGGTGCGCCCGTTCCTCGATCGACGCAGTCAGCGTGTGTTTTAGTCGCAGCTCACGCGAACACACGCACCATATGCGGCCATTACAGCCGGACCAGTTTTAGCTGTGATGCCAGGTTATCGCCCTGAAGGCGGCTTGCAGCTGGAAGCATCAGCACATGCACCGGCATGTGACAGTAGTTTAAAGTCTTCGGACCGCCCAGCCGCTGGAGGGTGCAGCCCATGAACTGACATGGGGCAGTAGTTTAAGGTCTTCGGACCAGCAGGAGTTAAAAAAAAAGGGGTGTAATTTCTAGGATGATTTTGAAGATTTAGGAAAATAGGATAAGTTGAGTTAATGTAGTAAGACATCACCCAAAAAAACCTGCGGGTAGTGTTTACGCAGTGGTGCGGGCAGGAACTCCCGAAACAGTTCCGGGCGCATGTGTTGGTGTGCGGCGTCTGCAACGGCTGCCGCTTCAGGAGTGGACATGTCACAGTCTGCGAGAAGAGTCATGTAATTGACCCATTTGTCTTGTGCGGTGGGGTTGCGTGTGAGAAGAATACAGG